AATCCCATAAAAAACACAAATCATAAGGTATCTCTCCTTTTGCTTGTGCATCAAGCATATCGTTTATAAATGTTGTGATCTGTTCAATATATTTAAAATCGTTTCTAAAAATGAAAAAACCACTCCAACTTGAATTTCCTGTTTTTTCATCGATGTGTTGTTCGCATTCAAAACCCATAAGTTTTGCATGATCCATACCCCATTTTTGTTCGGTTATGACAAAAACAGGAAGTATCCCCTTTTTCTGAGCATCTATTGCGGTTTTGATTAATCCTGTGGTTTTCCCCGTGTCGGTGTGTCCTAAAAGCATAGTTATATGCCCCATTGCTGGTCCTGGAATTCCACATGCATCTAAAAACGCGTCACCCAGATCAAAATATCTATCGGGCTTAAATGACGCTTCGGCTGAATATTTTTTTACTATTTCTGAAAAATCTACTTTTTTAATTGCCATATTTGTTATTTTATAAAAATTATTAAATCACCCATACCTTTAATAGATATGGGCGATCAGTTAGATTAAAATGGGAGATCATCCTCATTATCAGGTTCTTCGTTTGCCTGTGGATCTACGATAGGGGTTTTAGTTGGATCTGATCCACCTATTGTTTCCTCGGCAGTTGATTTTGAAACCCATTTCTTGGCGTCCTTATCATATACTGGCGTTTCTCCATTGGCCACCATTTCAAGATATTCTGTTGGCTTTTTAGAATAAACATCCGACCATATTAGAGGATCATTAAGCCATTTCTGTGCTGTTTCCTCATTTTCACTAAGTGGACTCGGATCTTCAGGAATAATTGAATTTATTACCGTATACTCTTTGCCTTTTCCTGATTTGGTCAAAGATAATGTGAGAACTAAATCACGACCTTTAACTGGATCTGTAATGTCACCTTTGTTTTTCCAGATAGGAAAAATCTTATCGAAGACACCCTCTGCTTTGGAGTTGTTTTTAAATCTCCAAAATTTTACACCATCTGCTTCGTGATCTCTATCAATTGCTTTCACAATGAAGAATTTACGAGAGCGATAACCTTTCGCCAATTCTTTATCAGACTCAACGCCTGTAGCTTCAAGACTGTCTTTAACTTCGTTCAATGGAGAACGCAAGTGTTCTTGTTTCGGGTCCCAAAGTTTAACCCATTTTCCATCCACCTGTATTTCGTGGAAAAATACTTCTACAAACGGAGATGAACCGTCTTTTGTTGGTAAAATTCTTATCCGTCTGTCCTCACCTTCAGAGCCTTTCGGTAATACTGTGGTAAAATACTTCTTCATTCGTTCCTCTGAAGAGGCGAATCTCGTGCCGCTCGCGGCTTTTCTGTTTCTTTCGTACTGTTCTTGTACTGTTTCAAATCCTGTTCCCATAATTTAATTTAATTTGGTTTATAATAAAATGTTTATTGTGTTCAAAATATAAATAAAAAAATCGGTATTACCAAATATTCTTAAAAATAAAAACCGACCTTGATGTAATTCTCCATCAAAGTCGGTCATATGTGATAATGTAAGATTGTTACTAATCATGTTGTTAAAATATCATTGCCGCGTGCGGCGTATTATAAAAATGTAAAAACTACTCTATGTTAATAAATATACCAGTTTGTTAATTTTTATCAGTATTTCGTCATATATATTATTAATATCCTGTTGTGTCAGCGTCTGTAGACGGATTAAATGATTTCATTACATCATATTTACCATAATTCTCAACATCATTCTTTGTTAATACATATTCATTCTTACCTGACTTCCTCATCTCATCTTGTTTGCCTTTGAAAAATTCGTCTGGTTTTTGATTAAACGGATATGAATCCAATGATCTCATTTCAAGTTTTTCTACTGGCGTTTTTGGCTTAACTTTTTCAATCTCAGCGCCCAATTGATCAATTTTTGCCAAAACCTGATCCATTTCACCTAATTTAGATTCTAGTTCACCTAATTTTGAGAAAACATCATCCATTTTCTGTGTTGCTCCTGTATCCTGACCTTTTGTGTCATCAAGTTGTTTCTTAATACTCTTAGTCATATTAACCAAATCAGTAATATCAAGTTCTTCGGTATTATCATCGGCCTCGGTATCTTTTGATACCTCTGGTTTTTCGGGCGTTCCTGCCTGATCTTCTCCGCCTGGCGCCGGAGTTTCCGCATCCGCTTCTCCGCCTGGAGGTGGTGCGCCTGCTTCTCCGCCTGGAGGAGGTGGTAATGGAGGTTCTCCACCTGGTGCTGGCGGTGCTCCCGCTGCTCCTGCTGCTCCTGCTGGCAGAGGTGGTTCCTGTTCAGATATAAGCTTTTCTGTATACTTATTTATTGCGTTATAACGAATTAATTCTTCTTGTAATGTTCCCATATTTTTATATTTTAATATTTTAATCTTCTAGTAATTGTCTTCCGTCTTCCGTTATGTATTTTTTTTCATTGGTGACGCGTTCAATTAAACCATCTTTTGATCTAATTACATAACATTCACCCGTTACAGGATCACAAATAGTTTCTTCTTTTCCGTCTTCGGAAACATCTTTGATAACTGTTTTTCCTAAAAAATCATCTAGTACTTTACTTGTTTTATCCATCTTTTTATTTTAATATAAATATCTAACAATTTACTAATTTCGCTTAGATAATCTGAAATATACGATATCTCCGTCGTTTAATCCCAGTTTTCTCATTAATGACTCAGATAAACCTATACCCGCTCCTCCTGGTTTACTCGATATCGTTTGTAACGTCTCAAAAGGTATTAATGGCCCGACACTAACAGGTCCTTGGTATTTTTTATCATGAATACTAATATTTGTACTTATTATTGTAGGAAGTTTATTTATTTTGGAGCTATTAGGATTTAAAAATTGTGTGTTATTATATACTTTTGTAAGATCATCTGCATTTATTCTATTTAACTCGAATTTAGTTACATAAAAATCTTGATCTTTAGATAAATTCATAAGCTCGCTCCAATTTACGGTTCTTGGCGTGTCAACACCCGCAACTGTTAATTTTGATACAATAGTCATTGCCGTGCCGCTAAAAATTGGATAATGATCGCCTCCCATGCGAACCGCAACCGCTCTTAACCATTTAATATTATCATTTTGATATGTAACTAATTGTATATATTTTTCGTCATCAAATCCATTATATGGAATGCCGTATTCTGTTACGCCAGCTTGTTGTACAAGATTTTCGCCAGCTGGAGGTTTATTAGACCCCATATCATACGCATAACTACCAGAATCTGTAACCAATACTAGTTCGGTTTTAGTTTTACCTGATGATTGCATTTGTTCTTCATTAATTTTGGCCGTCGCTCTTTTTATTAATTTATCAAACAATGATCTATAACTAGCCAAGAATGAATCGGTTGGGTTTGGTAGTGATTGTAATGGAATTCTTGATCCTTTAAATGATGTTTCAATTCCTGTTGTTTTAATTGTGTGCGTTACTTCAGTAATCCAATATGATCCTCTAAATAATGGAATATTCTTCAAATAAAAATACATTGTCGGCTGTATCATCACATCACCCATACATGTTACGGTACATTGATATGATGATGATCTGTATATATCAAATAATCCGATATCAATTTGAGCCGTGCTAGATCCTGTTTCGCTTCGTCCTAATCTTTCTAATACTTGAAATGATTCCGATGTGTTTTTTATCGATGTTTGATCCAATTCTACTCCCTTAAAAATAGATTGGTTTTGATCGCCAAAACTCACTTCAAATGCAATAACTTTATTTGATTTGGACAAATCTGTTTTATTGAAAATACCTGATGCAATGATAATTGGATTATTGTTTACATCACCAATATTAAATCCGTCATTTTTGTATTTGTATTTTTTATCAATATCAGACATTTCAAGATGTTTTGATGTTGGCCCAACATATTGTAATATAATCATTGGCGAGGAGTCCACGGTATCGACTTCTAAAAATGACCCGAACATATTTTGAGCAACATTTTTAGATGGTATGGTTTTAGTTGGATTTGCTGGGGTTGTTCCATAGAAATTAACATACGCGGGTAATGCCCTGATATCAAATCCCGTATCCTGAACCAAAAGACTAATTGCGCTGAATAGGTTAATTTTTTCATTACCCTCCGCAGTTAATCTCATTAATTTTTCCATATCAATATAAACAGAATCGCCAATGTCTCTGTTTGCTTTATCCAAGAATAAAAATTCTTCCATTAATGTTCTCTGTCCTATTGAATTGCCGGATGTCCATTTATCATTAAATGATTTAAACATATTATATAATTCTAATTTAATGATGTCATCACTATATCCTCTTTGTCTATTTATGGTCTGTACCTTATCGGTTTTTAAATCTTTTTTTATTCTTTCTATCAATCGAGTAAGAAATAGTTTTTCTCTATCTTCTTGCCCGCTAACATTAGTTATCCCAT